CTAAGGGGCACCCAGGGTGCTAGTCACTCTCCCGGAATACACCGGGTTCTGAGAAGGGAGGTGATCTACCATTTATCGAGAGAGGATGAAATCCCATGTCGAAACAGTTCCGAGAGGAAAAGTTGTTTCGTCAGCGTATGTGGATAGCGGTTGGGGCGATTCTAATCGTCCTAGCCGTTCTCAACGTACTAGGGATGTCAATGCAGGCTCTAGTTGGCGCAAGTACCAGCGTTATCTCCGAGGAGATAAGTCAGTCTGGAATCGCGACCAATGGGAGCTTATCAAGAATCATGACTTCGGGCATGAGTTTGTCACTGAGTCGGGTACTTGGGATTATTCCCACCCGCTGGTGAAGCATTGGGTTCAGGGATCTGGCATTGCCAGTTCCGGAACCTATGCCGGACCAATGATGTGGCCTTTGCAATCTGTTGACTTCCGAACGGATCTACAGCTTCTTGCTGAAAAGCAGGAATTGTGGACCCACGGAGCCAGCTTTATTGCTAAAACTAAGCCGAAGTTGTCACATGCTGATCTAGGCCAAGCTTTGGGCGAACTTCGTAAGGACGGGATTCCCGCTCTTATTGGTTCAATTGCCCTTAGGTCTCGCACCATTCGGGACGGTTTCCGTTCCGCTGGTAGCGAATACCTGAATTATCAGTTTGGATGGGCACCCCTTGTTAGGGATGTCATGAAAGTTGCCGAAGCCGCTTCGCGGTCTCGAGAACTCCTAGAAAAGCGCTACGATGAGGTAGGTAAACTACTTAGTCGTAGGATGTATCTTGATCCTCAAAGCCAGACAACAACTGTGGAGGGTTCTGGTTCTATGAACACTCCGTGGGGCCTAGGCTCCACTATAGATGTACCGTCTGGCTCCTCGACACTCTACTGGGAAGAGAACTACACCGAGTATTCTCGGATGTGGTTCTCAGGTGCATACCGGTTTGCATTTCCGGATGTACCCGAGGCACTGAAGTATCTGGGTAAAATCGAAAATGATGCCAACATTTTGTTGGGCACCAGGCTCGATCCAGAACTTCTTTATAACCTCGCCCCGTGGACGTGGTTTATAGACTGGTTTGTGAATATTGGCGACGTAGTCGGCAATCTTACCAGTCTATCGACAGATCACGTGAACATTCACCATGCATATATCATGAAACACACTCGTATCACGCGCGAGCGTACTACGAAGGAGCCGATTACCCTGAAGGGTAGATACGCTAGCTTTGCTAACGAATCATTGCGTCGCAATATTGGCCGTGTTTCTAACACC